TGCTCAACGTCATCCGTAGCGAGTGCGGATTTGCCCTACCTGTCACTTCAGGCTACAGGTGTCCTAAGCACCCCGTAGAAGCCCGTAAAACGCTCCCTGGGGCGCATTCCCGCGGACTAGCCGTAGATATAGGGGTAAGCCACGAACGCGCTCACAGGCTCTTAGAAGCGGCTCTAGCGCAGGGTGTACCGCGTATTGGCATCCAGCAGAAGGGCGAAGACCGTTTTATTCACCTGGATATAGACTCCAGCCTGCCAACACCTACCATCTGGTCTTACTAAGCTAATTTTATATAACTAATTAGTCTAATTGCGGGTCTTCCAACAACACTAGTGGTGTGCCAGTATTCCCTATCGGCTGGATACACAGCTATCAACAAGGGAGAGCGTTATGGATATGTCTATTGATGAGGTGCTTGAGTACCTTAACGAGAACCACCCCGATTGGCGCGACTATGGCTTTATCGGGTACTTTGATGAGTGGGCGATGGATGGTATCGCCTACAACTTCTTCAAGGCGAATATGTCCTGGCTGGACGATGTGGCTCCTGCCATTGTTGAGAACCGCTTTGAGTGGGTTCTTATGGCGTTTGACCCGCTTCAGACTGATGACTTCCGCGCACACAATCGCAAGGCGATCTGGGAATACATCAAAAAAGCGGCGCATGAGTTTTATCTTGAGAAAGAAGCGGAGGGCATAGCTTATGCGTAACGCTCAGGATATTGCCCGATCTCTCATTGTCGATGAGCAGTTTTGGGAATACTTCAAAGGCTGGGATGCCCAGAACGAAGGCAAGCCCTTAGCTGATGATGCCTCTGATTTATTCAAGCGAGGTTTTGGCGACAGCTATGCCGCCGGAGAAATGGAGACTTGCCATGATTGAGGAAAAAACTCTGGAAAATTACGTCATACCCCACACAAATGGGCAGTTAGCAGGCTGCCCCTCATGTAGGCGCATATTCGGGGGTAATAAGGCGTTTGACGCTCACCGTGTAGGTAGGCATGGGGTAGACCGTAAATGCGCTAAAAACCTTGAGGCGGTCGGTCTGAGGCTAGATTCAAGAGGGTTCTGGGGTAAACAATTCGAGGGGAGCAGAAAATGAAGGATGGCGTTGTAAATATCCACGGGAAGGAGTACAAGACGGTTGCCAAGCGCGTAGCCGACTTTCGTGACCAATTCCCTAATTACACCTTAGTCACTGAGCTTGTGTCAGCAGACGATCAGCGCGTGGTTATGGTGTCCAAGGTGTATGACGCAGATAACCGCCTAGTGTCTACAGGATGGGCTGAGGAGCGCAGGGATGCGTCTAAAATCCATCAGTTTTCATCGCTCGAGGTATGCGAGACAAGCGCCTGTGGCCGCGCCGTGGCCTTCCTTCATCGTGATTTGATGGGGTCGGAGATAGCAAGCGCCGACGAGGTGGCAAACGCTATCAGCCAGCAAAATGCGTCTGAGGCGGTAGAGCCGTTGATGAAGCACAACGAGGCTGTAAGGGCTAACTTTAATCCAATCGCCTACATGAAGGAGGCGCATGAGAATGGCGATGCCCTGGCATTTGCCGAGGCGTGGCTTGAGCTGGATGACGACACCAAATCGGCGTTGTGGTTAGCTCCAACAAAAGGCGGTGTATTCACTACCGCAGAACGGGCGTTTTTGCGCTCAGATGAAGTAAACCAAGCCAGAAAGGAGATTATGAATGGCTGACATGATTGGTGGTTTTTACCCAAAACCCCGTAACCCTAACGCCCCTGACTGGGTAATCTGCAAGGCTAGCATTAACGTGGCCCAATTCCGCGAGTGGATGCAAACGCACTTGAAGGCTAACACTGAAGAGGAGTGGATTAATATGGACTTGCTCATTGCTAAGTCTGGGAAGGGCTACGCCAAAATTGACGACTGGAAGCCTGACGGCGTGAAGTCTGAAGTAATGGACGAGGATATTCCGTTTTAGGGGTCTGTATGTTTATTCACGTTGGCGATAGACTACGCGAGGCGCAAAAGAAGCGGTGCATTAACTGCCGTGAGCTTGGGGAGCGAATGGGGAAGAGTCAGCAGCAGATTAGCCGCTGGCGCAAATCATCCGATCTGAAAGTGCATACGGTGCAATCACTGTGCAAGGCGTTAGACGTTAGCATTGCCGAATTTTTGGCAGAAAAAAGCCCTCGTTAAGAGGGCTAAAGCCCATACGGGCAAGGGAGTTCACCTACATTATACTAAGGGGGTTCTGTGTCTGCACAGGATATTTTGGATCGTGTCGCATTTTTTAAGCAAATTGGTACAGGTAGATGGGTTTGCACTTGCCCATCCCATCAGGATAAATCTCCAAGCCTAAGAATTACTGAGACTGATGACGGTAAGGTCTTAATCAAGTGTTGGTCTGGCTGTTCAGCCTTAGACGTTCTTACATCTATCGGCTTGTCCTGGTCGAGCTTATTTCCTGATGATGGTTACAGACGGACGCGGGTTCAGCGTGATGATCGGGTCGAGGACTACATTGTTGAGTTTGCTGAGTATGCCAAAAAGACCGGCAAGCAATTAACCCAAGCCGATAAGCAGGCGTATGCCAGAGCTTTAAAGAAAGGTGGTCGCGCTAATGGTTTCGTTAGTAAGGTCATTAAGGAAGCATCGTGAGTATTGAGGCTATTAATTGGGCCCTTAACAAGGTCACAAACGTGACCAGCACTCAGAAGGCCGTACTCATTGCCTTAGCGGATAGGGCAGACGCTCAAGGGAAATGCTTTCCTAGCTATCAAGACATCATTACCAGAAGTTGCGCGTCACGCAATGCAGTATGCAGCGCATTAGCCTCCTTGGTGGAAAAAGGGCTTATCTCGAAGGAGCCGAGGTTTAACAAGTCTACGATCTACACCTTGAACCTTAGCGGTACGGAAATGAATACCGGCGATAGCGGTCTTCAGATGAATACCAGTAGCGTTACGCAAATAAAGAACGCTAGCGGTATAGAATTGAATACTCTAACCATCAAAGAACCATCAATTAACAACCAAAGGGGTAAACGTGGCCGTTACAAGCCGCCGGAGGAAGTCGATAAAAGTGTCTGGAAGGACTGGGTGGCGTATCGTCAAGAGTTTAAGGGGCCGACTACTGACAGGTCACTAGCGATAGTTGCCAACAAGTTAAAGCCCTTGAGTCATGCCAAGCAGAGGGAGTGCGTTGACATGGCTATTGAGTGTGGGTGGAAATCAGTGTTTCCTAAAGACAATAAAAATGATGGGGAGTTTATTCTGTGAGACAGATACAACAGTCAGAGGTTGAGGACTTTACCGATAAAGACTTGCAAGACGTTTATGGCAAGGTCGAGGATTTAGACGTTGTAGACATTGATGCCTTTCGGGAGGAGTTTCTTAACCATCTAGTAACCGATGCGGCCCAGTCGGGCATTCAGTTGCCCTGGGTTGAGACTAGCGATCTTGTCAGGTTAAGGATGGGCGAGGTCTCAGTCTGGGCGGGTATTAACGGCCACATGAAATCTACCGTTTTAAACCAGTGCCTTACATGGGCAGCGTCAAAGGTTCCCGTTGGGTTAGCTAGCTTTGAGATGAGCGTTAAGGATACTGCCAAGTTAATGTGTATGCAGTCAGCCGCTAGCGATCAGCCAACCAGGGATTACGGCGAGAGGTTTGCTAATTGGTCAAAGGACAAGATTTTTTGGTATCGGATACTTGGAGGGGTTCAGCCTATTCAATGCTTAGGGGCGATTGTCGCGATGGCAAGGCGAGGCTGCAAGATCGTTGCCATTGATAATCTACAGTTTACCGGCGTCACGGAGGACATACAGCGTGAGCGGTTATTTTTTAATCAACTTATGGGATTGGCCGAGGCGCTGGATATACACATTGCTGTTGTGCATCACGTTAGGAAGCCAGAGCGGGGGGGAGATGAGTATGTCCCGACTCGCTTTGATGTACGAGGCGGCGGGACGATTACGGATCAGTGCCATCTTTTGATGATCGTCTGGCATAACAAAAAAAGGAAAGAGGCGCTAAACAAGCAGATGTATGGGATACCGCTAAACGAAAGAGAGCAAGAGGTTTTAGAAAAGCAGTCAGACCTCAAGCTGGTGGTTGCGAAACAGCGTCATGGCACTGGCTTTGAGGGTACGATAGGTCTTTATCAGACATCTGGCCGGGCGTTTAAAAAGAGGGAGAACTCAACCGCGCTGATATTGGAGGGCATATGAATCGCGAAATGAGCCTGGATGAGGCGATAGAAATATACACGAGAACCGAGAGCTTTTGCTCTAGCACCCCTTTTACCAAAAGCGATATGTCAACAAGGCTCAAACAAAGTAATGAGTTTGCGATGGACGCTATCAGAGTGATGCTGCTGGATGACGTTATTGTTCCGACAGTAAAAGACTCAAAAGGGAATGAGCGTTTTATAAAGAGCAGCGAGTGCCGCAAGTTAATCATTAAAAAATGGAGGGAAGAAAATGTCGGAGAGCTTGCATATTACAAAGGATTTAACCACTTCGGCAATGCAGATACAGGTTGGCGGGGAGCATTATAAGAACATGGCAATTGGGCCATTGGAATACGCCCTAGCCAATAACTTAGGCCCGTGTGAGCATGGAGTGATTAAGTACGTGTCTCGGTACAAAGATAAAGGTGGCGTTGATGATCTTCGTAAGGCCCGACATCTGCTAGATATTATGATTGAGCGGCTTGTTAAAAATGTCTGAGTTTTGGATTATTAAAGATGCGACGCAAATCACTGAAAGATTGGTGTTTTTTGAGCGATGGTTGAGAGATAATTGGAATTGGGAGTATCCAGTACAGTTTAAAGTTGGCCGCTATCAAGAGAAGCGGTCGCTATCGCAGAATGCTCTGTTCCATGTTTGGTGCCGAGAGATGGCAGATCACTTCTCATCGAAGGGCGCAGACATAACAGAGGCAACGATGAAAGAGCTTCTCAAGTACAAGTTTCTTGGCACAGAAGATCGAGTAATCCACAAAACCGTTATTCCGGGGCAGGTTAGGGAAACCAGCGGCCTCGGTAGAGGGGAGATGATGGATTTTATGGATCAGGTGCAAAGCTGGGCGCTAGACCACGGAGTAAAGCTAACCTGTCCCATAGATTCGGAGTATATGAAACTCAAAGGGGGTTAGTGTGGGCCATCCATTACTACAGTTTTGCCAAACACAAGAGCAAGCAGATGCAGTCACGCTGACTGAAATTGAGGGTCTTAGCCAAAGAGAGGCCGCGTCAAGGCTAGGAATCTGCAGAACAGCGTTGAGAGATAGGCTGACAGTTGTTAAAAACAAGGCTGCAAAAAGAGGCTACAGTCCAA